ACCAACGTGTTTATAGAAAGTAGTGACTTTGATCTAGATGATGGAGAAAAGTTTGCTTTTGCTAGACGTATTATACCTGATTTTAAATTTATATCAGATCCTAACAACGGTTCTGTTAATGTGGTAGTAAAAACTAGAAATTTTCCTGGAGATTCTTTAGCCACAAACTCTACTAATGAAATATCTAGTACGACACAACAATCGCATATTAGAGCTAGAGCTAGACAAATGGCTTTACGTATTGAAAGTAATGATGATGCCTCTAATGATGGTAATTTATCTATTGGATGGCGTTTAGGTGCTACCAGAATTGACATAAAAACTGACGGCAAAAGATGAGCAAGTTGCTACAAACGCAACTGCCTATAGCACAAACGGAGGTTACTCCTGAAGTTTTTAACCGTTTAATAAGGTTGCTCGAAATAAATTTAGGGTCAGTTGACCTAGACAATACGCGTCAAGTAAGCGAAAATGAGCTAAATACTATAAATTTTAATGCTGGTAGTATTATCTGGAATACAACGCTAGAAGTATTACAGGTATATACTGGTAACGAATGGGTAGATATTGGTACAAGACTTGTAGATGATGGTCTACAAGCAACAAGTGCAGTAGGTAAGGTAACCGTTAAGAATAATGGTGCTACGTCTATCAAACTTGCTAATTTTGGTAAATAATAGATACTTTAGGTATCTACAAACAACTTAGTAAACAAGCTATGGAAGATAACATACAAAAATTAG